TTACCGAAATAGCAAATATGCTCGGACTTCCCGGCTACTATCTCGGAGCTCCGAACTCGTCGCGAACCTATTCGAACGTAGAACAAGAACAATTACAATTCTTGCGCGGCATAACTCCGCTTCTTACCCGTATCGAGTCGGCGTTCACAGATCTATTACCTCGCGGACAGTATGCGAAATTTAACACCGACGCGCTACTTCGCTCCGACACTCTTACCCGCTATCAGGCTCATAAGATCGCCCTCGAATCTGGCTTCTTAACGGTGGACGAAGTAAGAGCAGACTTTGAGAACCGTTCGCCGATCGGCGAGCCAGAGACAACTAGCGAAGAACTTCAAGAAGTCGAAGAAGTCGCATTACACGAAGAAGAACCGCTAGACGAATAGGATAAAGATATGGCTTTAGAAACTAGAAAATTTGAAAGCGATCTCGAAGTCCGCGCCGAAGGCGACGGTCGGACCATTTGCGGAATTTGCGTCCCGTATGACACCGAAGCCCGCATCCATCCGGGCCTAATAGAAGTCTTTCGAATGGGAGCATTCGAGGCCGTAACTCGTGCCGCTCACCGCGTAAAACTATTGCAAGGCCACGACCAACAAGTCTTACCGCTCGGCAAAGCGACGACATTACGCGAAGATAAAAAAGGCTTATACGGCGAATTCCGTATCTCTAAAACCGACCTCGGCGATCAAGCGCTTGAACTCGTCCGCGACGGCGTCCTAACTAATCTCTCGATCGGCTTTCAACCGTTAAAAGATCGCAAAACCGCTACCGGCGTAATCGAAAGATTAAAAGCTCATCTCGCCGAAGTGTCGCTCGTAACTTTCGGCGCCTACGGCGAAGCGGCATCCGTTCAAGCGGTCCGCGAAATAATCGAAAAACCGAACCTCGCTCAACTAGAAAACGTTCTCGCAAAGATCCGAAAATGAAATCGGTCGTCGTTACCGTTACGACCTCACCGACTTTATTAGTGGCGGCCGACGACATCTTTAGAACCGTTTACATTCATAACGGCGTCGGACAAACTATCTACGTTGGTAACAGCACCGTGACGACCTCTACCGGTTATCACATCGCCGGCGGCGATCATCAAAACTTCGACATTCCCTCAAAGCAAACTCTTTACGCGGTAACCGCATCCTCGACGAACGACGTCATCGTTTTAACTCCCGATCTCGACTAGTCGCTATGCCCATATCGCATAGAGACAAATAACCCGGAATGCGTAGACGGTTACGCCGTCGTCAAAGAATCGGACGGATCGCTCGTCTATTGTCATAAAAGCCGACGCGAAGCGAAAGCACAAATCGCCGCAATAGAAGCGAACGAAAACTATCGAGAGCTACCAAATAACTATCGGCCGGCTTCATCCGAAGACGTGCCAGACGGTAGAGCTTGTCAAAATTGTGTCTATTTCGCCGGCGGTTATTGCAATAAGTGGAATGCTCAAGTAATGGATAACTACTATTGCAACGCTTGGGAAGGCGCGACACAAATTGAACGCGCCGAATCGTATACACCGACGCAAGCAATGAGAGCAGAAGCGCGACGCGGCCTCGAATGGCGACGTCTTTACGGTCGAGGCGGAACCGAAATCGGTGTCGCTCGCGCCCGCGACATAATAAACGGCGCTCTCTCATACGACACCGTTTTAAGAATGCGATCATTCTTCGCCCGGCAC